TATAGTCAAAGATTATTAACCATTTTTTATGATATTTAACATTATTAATATTTATTTACACGTAACGTGTAATTATACTAGTATTTGTGTTATAATCTTAATATAAGATAAAGCAGAGCTTATGGTTCTGCTTTTTAAATTACGAAGGGGGAGAAAGTAATGAAAGCGACGGGAATTGTACGTGCAGTAGATAATCTAGGAAGGGTGGTTTTACCTGTAGAGCTGAGGAAAACACTAGATATTAATGTTAAAGATACCTTAGAGATATTTACAGAGGGCGAGGAAATTATACTTAAAAAATATGTTCCAGGCTGCATATTCTGCGGAGAAGCTAAAGGAATAGTTAATTATAAAGGTAAAAATATATGTACAGAATGTATTGTTGAGCTAAACAAATAGTTTAGCTTATGAATTAGTTTAACGTAGCGTTAAGTTATCAACAAACAATTAACAAAAGGGGGATAACATTGAATATTGAAGAATTATTCGAGAAGCAAAAAAAACTAGATGATTTTATAATGGGTAAATTTGATGCGAGAGGTATTAAAACTACGGAATACGATAAATTATTGTCATTTAGATTATTGTCATTTATCGTAGAGGTCGGTGAGATAGTCGAAGCAACTAACAGGGAAGAAACACTCTTTGAGTATATAGATGCTTTACATTTTTTGCTTAGCATAGGAAATTTAATCGATATTAAAATACCATACAAGAGTGAAAGTTTTAAGAAATCATATAATTTTATGGTGTTAAACATTGGTATAGAAGGATTAGACGTATATCAAAGTATTTTAGTTAGCTTCTCAAAATTAAGCAATAAGACAAAATGTTTTAAATACTGGTCAATCAAAAGAAATGTCAAAGTTGATTTATTCGATAATTATTTAGATTTATTCCTCAACTTTATATATCTTGGTCATTTGCTAGAGTTTACAGATTTAGAAATTGAAACTGCATATATAAAAAAGAATGACATTAATTATAGAAGACAAGTAGAAAGTTATTAAAAGGGAGATGCTGCAGCAATGGGTAGAGTAGTAGACTTAACTGGGCAAAGATTTGGGAAGCTACTAGTAAAAAGAATGTGCAAACATGGATAAGAAAATATATGATGCAGTAAGGGAAAGATCAAACGAATGTTGTGAGGTATGTTCTAAATATTGTGGTGACAGATTAGAACTTCATCATATTTTTAGGAGGAAAGTACCAGCAACGGTTACAAATTGCATAATGTTATGTGGGAATTGTCATAGATCGTCAGAGGGTATTCATGGTATGAATGGATATTTACTAGACATTAAACTTAAAAAAATGGCTCAACAAAAATATTATGATCAAGGGCTTTCTGAGGATGAAGTTAGAAAAATAACAGGTGGGAGAATATATTGAGGGGGTTAATATTATGAATTATATTTTAGTTGGAGCAATATTCGTACAAGCGGTAGGAATCGCAGCGTTTATAGGCGCAACAAGGAAAGCCGATAAGAAAATGATTAATAACATGATGATAATGAAAGATGCAACACAGTCGATAAGAGTAGCAACAGAGGTATTGATACAAGAGTCTGCTAAAACAATTAATGATGCTAAAGACGATACTATAAAAGAGTTTAAAACTGAGTTAGATAAACAGATCTGGAAATCTGCATTTTTTACTAGAAGATAATGAAAAACATTATAGAAGAGGCAGAAAAAGTTGCGAATGGCTGGAGATATAAGCAACTTAAATTCATAGGGGGGATTGGTATGATAAAGTTAGTAATTAAAGGTAGGCCGATAACAAAAAAAAATTCTCAAAGGATACTTAGAAATCGTAGGACCGGAAAACCTTTTATTGCTCCAAGCGAAAATTTTATAAATTATCAAGAGGAATCTTTATATAAACTTAATAGTCAATATAAAGGTGATCCGATATCAATAAGTGTAAATGTAAAATGTCTTTATTATATGCCAACTAAAGGCCGAGTTGATTTAAGCAATTTAATGGAAAGCACTCACGATATTCTGGTAAAAGCTAAAATTTTAAAAGATGATGATAGCAAAATAATTGTAAGTGTAGATGGTTCCAGAGTTTTGTTTGATAAAGAAAATCCTAGAGTTGAAATAATAATTTCAGAGGTGATTTAAAATGATGGGTAAAAATACTATATCAAAAGTTGCAGCTGAGGTAGCTAATAGCTTAGTCGATGATGTTGTGTCTGTAATGGCATTGAAAAAGTTTAATGAGCATTGTTTGGAACTAGATAATAGGCTTGCAGATTGCTTGATTGAAGCACTAGAAGTTGAGCGTATATCTAACGTTAGAGCACAGAGAATCGCAGATAACTTTATTATTGCAATGAGTAAGAAACATGATATTTTAAAAAAAGAAGCTGCAGCATTATGAGTAATAGCGAGGCGGTAACGGAATATATAGAACAAAAGAATTGGAAAGCATTAAGCATAACAATGGCTGAGGAAATAAAAGATAAAAAGATAGCTGCGAGAAAGAAAAAAGAACTTGAGATAACATGCTACTCAATTTCTAATAGTAAAAAAATTAAGAATCGTACAATGAGTAAAAAAAGATAATAGGGGGATAAAAATGAAAGAGTATATTGAAGCGAGGGCAAAAGAAGAGGCTATTTATATATTAACTACAAAAGATACTATCAGAGCTACTGCTATTAAATTTAAAGTGTCTAAAAGTACAATTTGTAAAGATATCACTGAACGTTTACCAATGCTAGATGATGAAATGTTCAAAAAAGTTGACTTGATAATGAAAGAACATATTGCAACAAGGCATATAAAAGGTGGAATTTCCACTTGTAATAAGTACAGGAGGATCAGAAATGGAGTTAAACTATGTTGAAGAGAGCGTAAAACCAGATCTGTATTACTTTGAGTACTTATTTAAAGAGGATGAAGAACAATTTCTTGATCTAAAAATAGAATATGCAATGTTAAACCAGGAGAATATTGGTAAAGCTAGTCAAATAGCTACTAGGGCGTTGATCCTGGCGGATAGATGGTCAGAAATTTCCTTTCAAATGGCTAAACTAGAAAAATTGGGAAAGCCTTTGTCTAAAGATTACCGCAAAAGAAGCACAGAAAAATATAAGACTTTAATGGAAATACACACACATGCCAGGGTAGTATGGGGACGTGGAGAAGAGAGGGTTGGTGGAAGTTATGCGAAAAGGTGAAGTTAAACGTTTATTACAATATAAAAAGCGTATAATGGCCAGGATCATAGATTTAAGCTACGAATTAGAGGATACAAAAGGACCAGAGAGCGTGGGAATCGCTGGGGTAAGTTATGCAGAGCGGGTGCAGTCGTCTGCAATAGGAAGTAACGTAGAGCATCAAGCAATAACTAATATGTCTAAATCGTACTTAATAGAAGAGGAAAAACATGAGCTGGAAATGCAGATTAAAAAATTAGACAATGGTATGGCTGCATTAACAGAGAGAGAGCAACAGATACTTACTATTAAATATATAGAAGGCAATAAGTTTTCTTATACAAGCAAAATATTATTAGGAAATGAAAGCAGCTGCAAGGGAGTAGCTAAGGCTGCAATAGATAAGTTAAGCGAGATAATGGAATAGTACACTATATAAGGAGGGTAAAACCTCTTTTTTTATTTATAAAAATATATTTTAAAATAGGGTTGACACGTACGGAAAATAAGCGTAATATGAAGATATTGAAACACACTCACCGCAAGGGAGTTAAGGTATTGGGGGATATAAATTATGTTAAATAATGAGTTGATAGCAAAATTGGAAGGATTGGCAGTTGCAAATGGGTACGAGGTAGAAATGGACAGAACACCAGCATTTGATATCTACGAGGCAGTAAAGGGTGATGTTAAAATACACATTGCTTCCGTATCACATACGGACTATAAAATAAACACTTTAAAAAGTTTTAAAAATGAAATTGAAGAAAACGAAGAAAATGATTATACTGTAAATTTGATAAATTCAAGACGTTGCAATTTTGACAATGGCAAGTTTACTTCATTAAAGGCAGCTAAAGAATGGGCAGAAGGGCATGGGGGAAACTATACTGCATACTTTATAGAAAATTATGATCCAGAAACAAATGTCGCAGAAAATGAATTTCAAATAAACTATTAAAGGAGTGGTTAAAATGAATAAAAATTATAAAGAAGTTACTGGAAAAATATTATCTTGTGCAGTTGGATATAACGCAACCTTAATAATTGGTAAAGAAGAATTGATAACCTCAAAAGTAGTTAAAATAAGTATGATACATGATAGCAAATTTTACTTTGAAACAGAAAACTCAATTTATATAGTAGAAGGAGCGATTGTTTAATGGCTAATATGGCTAGAATAGATGTAAGGAATTTAACAGATGAAGAGAAACAAAAGGCAATAGACCAGGCGAAGACTTTAGGCATGGACGTATCAGCATATATAAGATTAATTATTAATTTAGATGCAGCAAGCGGATTAATAACGCAACTAATAAAAGCTAAAAAGAAATAAAACCTACAACGTATACTGGTATATGCGTTATAGGCTGGTAGATGGAATGTTAAAATAATTCTCAACAATTTATTTTACTTCCTTCTATATAAAAAATCAAGGGGGGAAATACATGAGTGTTTATGTATTAATAGAATATGTGTTGTGCTGCAAGAGAGATAAAGTCGAGGTTACTAAAGAAGGACTATATAAATTTAAAAGTATGTGGAAGTAGTGAGGGAGTAATGGCCTCACTTTTTTTTATTTAAAAATATATTTCATAAATGTATTGACACGTACGGATAACGAGCGTACAATATGAATTATAGATAAGCAATAAAAAATAAATTCTGAGGGGGATTTAAAAATGAAATTCTTTAAAAATGTAAAAACAATCGAGGAATTAAAAGTAGAGTATAGGAAACAAGCGTTTATCAATCATCCAGATAAGGGCGGTACATTAGAAGCAATGCAAATATTAAACGGTGAGTATGACACATTACTTAAAACATTAAAACCTACCGCAAACAATGACTATAGCGAATATGAATATGCCGAAGGATTTAAAGAAGTAATAGAGAACTTAATGAAGTGTGAAGGACTTGAAATTGAAATCTGTGGTAGTTGGATCTGGCTTACTGGAAATACTAAACCATTCGTAGCAATATTTAAGGAAATGGGATTTAGATGGAGGAAGAAAAAAGTAGCTTGGAGCTTGGGAGACAGTGCAAAAAAACATTATAAAGAGTTGTCGATGGATAGGATAAGAGAGCTGCATGGTAGTCAAAAGTTAAAGGGAACTGGTAAAACTGCAATAGCTTCTTAATAAAAATAAGGTTGGCGGTAAACCTAAACCGTCATATAAAATTAAAAGGTGGTAATTAAAAATGAATAAAAGATTGTTAGAACTAAAAAAAGAATATCCTAAAATGTGGTTAGGAGTAGTATACAAAGATAATCAAGATAATGGTGAAAATACACGAACGGAAGACTATTTAATATTTTTAGATGAAGGAAATTTATTTATAACCGGGAACAGAATTGAAACTTTAGATATAAGCCTATTTAAAAGTTTTTTACAAGTACAAGTTTTACCGCAGCTAAGAGGGGAAAGAGAAAAAAAATTATTTAATATTATAAAAGATGTTAAACAGTACCTAGGATAGTTAAGGTTGGCGGACCTAAACCGCCATACAAATTAAAAGGGGTGTTAATATGTTAATTAATGAGGATTTAGCAAAGAGAAGTAAGGAAAATTATAGTTTTCACGCGTACAAAGCTGGGAGTGCAACAAGTGAGTATAATGAAGTTATCGCAGAAGCTACTGAACAAATAGAAAAAGCAAAATTAAGGGTATCAGATGAAGGAAAAGTAAGATTAGATAAATTGTTAGAAACTTATAGTTTTAAATATGCTACATGGATAAATAAAAGCAATGCAAATGGATCAAAGCATGTAAGTGTGATGATAGCTGGACCAAGTGGCTACGATATGAAACAACACAATAGATATATGGCTAGACAGGATGTGTTAATGAAAGAGTACAATGAAATGATTGATATTGGTAGCAAAATATACTCTATTGTTAGAGGGGATAAAATAATTAAATCTGGAGACGTTAATGCACTTGATAAGTTAAAAGAAAAACTATTGAAAGCACAGGAGGAGCACCAAGGATATAAAGATTTTAATATTAAAGCTAAAAAAGAAGGTAATCCGCGGTTAATGTCTTATGTATTAACAAATAGTAATGCCAGGATGAAAGGTATTAAAAATAGGATCGCAAAACTTGAAAGAATACAAGCGGATGATTCTACATCGAAGGAAATAGAAATTAATGATATTAAAATAATAGATAATGTAGAAGCAAATAGACTTCAAATAATTTTCAAAGGTAAACCAGATCCGGAGGTTAGAGCAGAGTTAAAGAAAAATGGTTTTAGGTGGAGCCCTACCAATTCTGCATGGCAGAGGTATAGAAGTGAGGAAGCTATTAAGGTAGCAACTAGGATAGTAGAGGGAATAGCATAAATAAGGTACACTAAATTAGTAAAACATGTAAATAAATACTTTTTTAATACTTTTTTAGACTAAATATATTCTTTACGTTAAAAAAACAATGCTATACTATAAATAAGAAGTTATATTCTATGTCCCCCAGGGCAAGGCACACATTAATTAAAAAAGATGTGTGCCTTTTATTTTTATGTAAAGAGGTGATTTGATGTGAATGGATTAGAGAAAGAAGTTCAGGCATTTAAAGTTAACCAGGCTTATAAAGAAGCGAAAGTAATTGATAAAGAATATTCAGAAGAATTAGAAGATAAGGAAACGAGAGAGTTTGAAAGAATGATGCAAAGTGATATACATACATTTAGAAGAAGTAAGGGCGGATCGTTAAAACAAATAAGATAAATGCAATTAGCTATAAGGGTGTGAGAATAGAGATTATATAGAGGGTGAGAATATGGCAGAGGTTAGAGAGTTGGTCAAGAAGGATTATGAAGAAGGTATGCCGCTTAAGGATATAGCAACTAATCATAATATAAGTATTAATACTATAAAGAGTTGGAAACGTAGAGAAGGTTGGTCGAAGGGTGCGAAGCACAATGCACCTAAAACAAAAGCATGTAATATGGATGCACCTAAAATTAAAAAGGGTGCAGAAAAAAAGGTGCAAATAGTTTTAACTGCAAAGCCACAAGGGAATCAGAGCAGATGGGAAGAGGTCGCAGAAAAGCTTCCTTTAATAGAAGCATGGTGTAGAGATGGTATTGTAGAATCTCAGATTGCAAAGAATTTAGGGATAGGAGTATCAACACTATCTAAGTATAAAGTGCAGCATGTGGAGTTAAGAGACACATTTAAACGTGGTAAAGAAGTCGTTGACATAGAAGTAGAAAATGCACTATTTAAAAGGGCGTTAGGATATGAATATCAAGAAGTCACGCAAGAACCATTATATAACAATTTAGGCGAACCAATATTAGATGGTGAAGGCCTACCTATAGTTGCAGTCACTAAAGTAGTTTCAAAACATTCTGCTGCAGATGTTCCGGCTATTAAATTTTGGCTGGTTAATCGTAAGGCATTAGAGTGGAGAGAGAAAAAAGAAGTTGACGTTAACGCGACAATTGGTAAAAAGTTAGAAGATTACTTAGAATAGTGATGTATAAAATGTATAAAATGGCTGCATATTCTCAATTAGAGCATTAAAAACACTTGAAATTGTAAAGAATGTAGTTTAATTTATACTATTATATTTTAAGAATGGGGACTTTAGGGCGTTGAGTGAGGTTTCCAGGGGGTAAAGTATCAACCTACTAATGTCGTGAAAACATTATTTCACGACATTAACAATATGTTCATATAAAGAGGCGATAGGATGGAAGCAATAGACATAATTAAGAAACGTAAACAAATGTGGCTTAGGTATAAAAATATTGATAAAGATATTGAGTTTGTTGCAGCAATAGCAAATTATATTATATCTGAAAATGGATCAGACCTAAGAAAACAGATTGCGAATAATCCAGAATATCTAATTGAAATGTGTTTTGTAATAGTAAATAAGTCACAAGATACAATTCCATTCTTTCTTAATACTGTTCAACTTAAGTTTTTAAACACGTTGAATGAAGCAAAAGCAGAGTTTAATGCTGGTAGGAGATTAAACTTAAACTTTTTAATTTTAAAGGGTAGGCAGCAAGGCTTCACGAGTGTTATCACTGCGTATCAATTAGCATGTAGTATTACACAACGCAATTTTTCTGGCTTTACTCTAGCCGATGAAATTGACAATACTCAAGCGATATTCTCCGATAAAGCAAAATTTCCTTATGATACTTTACCGGATCAGTTAAAGCCGACTGAAAAATATAATAATAGAAGAGAGCTGCATTTCGAGAAGCTTAATAGTAGATGGAGAGTTTCAACCGCTGGTAGTAAAAATGCTGGTAGATCCAAAACCCTTAATTTCTTTCATGGCAGTGAGTGTGGTTTCTGGCCCAATTTAAAAAGTATTTTAACAGGATTAAAACCGGCACTTACTAAAAATTCAATAAAGGTCCTGGAATCTACCGCAAATGGAATTAACGAGTTTTTTGAGTTGTGGGAAGAGGATAACAATTGGGAGTGTCTATTCTTTGAATGGTGGGATACTCCAGAGTACATTGAAAACTTTGAAAGTGATGACACAGAGACAGAGTTTAAAACAAAGGTACTAGCAGCACAGGAGCATACTGACGTCAATGACGAAAAGTGGGCGTATTACAGATGCAAATGGTTGTTTGATAATATCCACCTTAATTACAACCAGTTATATTGGTATTTTAACCAATGGAAGGATTTCAAGGGCGACATGAAGCAAGAATACCCATGTTCTGCGGATGAAGCTTTCATTGCTTCCGGCTTGTGTATATTTGATAAAGAGAAAATCATTCTTAGAAAAACTATACTTAAGAATAGATATGCTGATAAACCATTCAAACAAGGTACATTCACATTTGAATGGGATGATCCAATAACTAAGAATAAGATTAAAGATAGCAGTATCAAGTTTGTTGAGAATTCATCTGGTTACATCAAATTATATGAGGGTGTAGAAGTTGGTTATCCTTATGTGGTTGGTGGAGATACAAAGGGCGAGGGATCTGATTACTTTACCGCTACAGTTATCAACAATGTAACTGGCAATAGGTGCATGACACTACACGCTTACGTGGAGAGCGATGTATATACGCATCAAGTATATTGTGCAGCTAAATACTTCAATGATGCGCTCATATCTATTGAGACTAACTTCAATACATATCCGATTGAAGAGCTCAAGAGGTTAGGGAATGTGCATCAATATGTACGTAAAAAGTATGACGAAATTTCTGGTGTATATCAGAGAAAGTATGGATTTAAGACCGATGGGAATACAAGGCCATTGATTATTGATCGTGAAGTTGTACTCATTAGAGACAATATTGACTTATTTAATGATATAGATTTTCTAAATGAGTGTTTAACATTTATTAATAAAGAAGGTAGACCGGATGCAGAGTCCGGAAAGCATGATGATATACTCTTTTCAGATATGGTTGGAGA